CTGCTTGGATATAGACGACGACGACCGGCTCACGCACCTCGATCCGATCAGCTCCCTCGAGGCGTTCGTCGACAATCGCCGCTCGCACGATCACCTCACCGAGGAAACGATCCGCGAGATGGGAACGATCACGATCCACGCTTACCGTCGCCGGATACCCTCGCTCGAGAACATCGAGGATGCGATCGATTGCGCGCTCGAGAGCGCGCGCGAGTCGATCGAGGATTATAGCGAGCTCGGCGAGCCCGACGGCTCTCGCCCCATGTTCACGATCGACGCGCTCGCAAAGCATCGCCCCGCGTTCGAGGCCGCGGTGCGCGGGCTCCTCGCCGATGCGGTGATCTGGCGGTGCGACTCGGCCGCAACCTTCGAGCTCACGCCCGCCGAGACGATCGAGATCCTGCTCGTCGAGCGGCCCGAATGGTTCGTCGCGCCGGCGCCGGCGACGCCCCCCGAGGTGCCCGCGTGATCACCGTCGCATCGGTCGACTATTGCGAGCGTTGCAGGTGCCGCACGTTGCACGTTCCTTTGCCCGACGGCGCGCGCGCGTGCGAGCACCATCCGCCCGGGCCCGAGCTCTCGCCGCCGTCGCTCGAGGACGCGAACGCTATCGAGGCGCCGGACATTTTTGAAGTCGACGGCCTCGGCGGTCGACTGTGAAGCCAGCGAGGAGAACAAAGAACGTGAGCAGGAAACCAAAGCCAACCGACGAGCTGCCCGACGATCACAAGCAAACGCTGCACCTGCTTTTGTACAAAGCGGATCTCATGCGGCTCGACAAAATCGTCGGGCAAATGAAACGCGATCCGCGCCTCGGGCCGATGCGCATCGAGCCCGGGCGCGAGAAAGCAGCGCTCTACGCGATCGCGCGGTGCGCCGAGAATGGGCCCGAGCGGATCACATCGACGGGGTAACGGGGTTCGAGCCCGCGTGCGCGCGGGCAGGGAGGCAGGCAGAAAATGATCCTCATCAAAGAGGAATTTATCGGGGGCGAGAAGTACCGCCGAGCAGTGAAGCTCGGCGGGAACGACGCGATCGCGATGTGGCTCGCGCTCAAATGCTATTGCAGCCAGCACCCGGACACCGAGGGCTTTGTGCCCGCCGAGGTGCTCGCCGATCTGCCTGGAGCGCCGCGCCGAGCGGGTAAGGCGCTCCAGGCGTTGAGCGACTGCGGGCGCCTGCTGCCCGGGGGCGAGCGGGGGGCGGGCCTCATCGAGCAGGCCGATCGCGGGTGGCAAATGCACGACTATCTCGATCACTCGGTGTCGCCCGAGGAGATCGAGTTGCGCCGCGAGCGAGCCCGGCTGCGGCAGCAGGCGCACCGCGAGAACAAGCGCCGCGAGCTCGCCGCCGTCAAGCGCCTAGCGCTCGATCTCGCGCGGCCCGAGGGCGAGGGTGTCACGTCGCATGTCACACCGCCCGAGCGTGACAGCCCGCGTGACAGCTCGCGTGACAGCTCGCGTGACAATGACGGGACGTCACTCGCGGGCGCGCCCCTGCGCGAGCACGCCCCCACGCGGGCGCCCGCGGATCCCACTCCAGCCCTTCCCTACCCAACCAACAAAAAAACTCTTCGGCTGACAAGCACGATCCGAGGCGCGAGCGAGCGCCGAAACCCCGTCGAGGCCTGCGTCGAGCATCGACTATTTGCCGAGGTAAACGGCCTGGAGCTCGAGCCGTTCCTCGCCGAGCTGCGCGTCGCGGCGAGCACCGAGGCCCTCAGCGCCGATGAGATCCGCGCGCGCCTCGCCGCGAACCTCGCGCGCGCCGTCGAGCAGCGCGAGTCGCTCGGGGGCGCCGCGTGATCGGGCCCGACGGCGCCGACCGCGAGGCGGGCGAGCAGCTCGGCGAGCTCGGGCCCGAGGGCGAGCTCGGGCCCGAGGGCGAGCTCGAGACATTCGAGGATCCCGATCTCAACGGTTGCAGCGATTGGGAGTTTGTGCCGTGAGCTGCCCGCTCGGATCGCGCGCCGGCCTCGGCCCGGTCTCACCGCGGCAGCTCGAGGTATTGCAGATCATCGAGCGATCGATCGAGGTGCGCGGGTTTCCGCCCTCGATCCGCGAGGTAACGATCGAGCTCGGGATCAGCCTCAATAGCCGGCAATGCATCGACGAATATTTCGGCCGCCTCGCGGCAAAGGGAATGCTCGTCCGGCACGCGCGCGTCGCGCGCGGGATCACATTGACGACCGCCGCACGCGAGCTGCTCGCACGCGAGCGGCAAAGGGAGCAGAGCAAATGACAACACAGAATTTCAGCACAGAGCGCGATCTCACCGCCCAGGAAATCAAAGAACGCGACGCGCTGCGCGACGAGCTCGACGAGGAGCGCGACCTATTGACGACCGCCGTCGAGGACCGGCGCAAAGAGATCCGGGGGTTCATTGCCAAACGAAAAAAGATCGAGGTGCAGCTGCGCGACGTGCGCCGCGAGCTGCGCACCGGCAAAGTGTTTGAATCGCCGCAAACGGTGATGTTCGAGGAGCCCGCGCCGGCGACGGCGAGGCACGGCGAGGGCGAGCTCCTCGATCCCGTCGAGCTGCGGCACCTGATCACTTGCGTTCGGCCGCGCGAGCTCTGGCCAACGGTCAAAGAGGTTGAAGCGTGGCACGAGGACGTGCGCGCCGATGTGCAGCGATGGTGCCGCGTGGCGGTCACTCGAAACCACCCGATCGCAGGGCTGCCGCTGCCCGAGATGTTCGCGATCCCGAACGTCCTCGAGAACATCGCTTACAAAGACATTCCCGGCGTGCAAGGCAAGGAATCGATCGAGCGGCACGGGGTTTGGGCGGGTCGCAAAGGGAAGCGCAAAGCGACCGCGCGCAAAGCGACCGCGCGCAAAGCGGGCAAGCGGGCTCGGGCATGAGGTCACCCGATACCCTGCTGCGCGCGGTGCGCGAGGTCCTCGCGAGCGCGTTCGGTCCGGATCTCGACGGCAGCGAGCACCGCGGCGAGCGAATCAGCCGGTTCTATCTCGCGCGCATTCGCGACGTCGTGTTCGAGTATCTGCCCGGCGCGCCGGCGCCGGGGGGCGCGTGCGAGGATTGCGCCGACCTGCGGGCGCGCCTGCGGAACATTTACCATCAAACGCTCACGTTCAACGACCCTGCCGCAGCACTGCGCGCCGTGCGCGAGGCGAGCGCGCCGGGGGCGCCGGCGCCGGTGACCGCCGAGGATCCGGCGCTCGTGTTGCTCGGGCGGATCGTCAAGTATGCGCGCGAGGATCGAGCCCAAACACCGCGATTCACGAGGCTAGCGCGGGTTCTCGTCGAGGCCGAGGCCGAGCTCGCGCGGCGAGGCGAGCCCGAGGCGAGGGGCGAGCATGCGTGACAGACAACGGCGACACATTCGGCAAAGCGATCCCGTGCCCGCGGGGCGCGTACTACAGGCCCGGGATCAGCATGCCGCGCCCGATGGTAAAGGCGCGCATCGATCCCGAGGAAGAAAAGCGCCGCAAAGCGATCCGGGCGCAAGTGGAGTCGGCCGCGGCCGCGCTACACCTCAGCCTGCTCGATGCGGGAATGAAAGACTGGCTCGCCCGGGCCAAACAAAAGTGGCTGCGCGCGGGGGGGTACGGGTTCCCGCTCAGCCCCGAGCAGGAAAGCGAGATCCGCGCCGCGGGGTTCGAGCCCGCGCCTCGCGTTCCCTAGCCGAACGCGCGTTCGAGCTCGCGTGGCGCATGCTGCCGCCGCTGCGCGGTGTCGAGCTCGAGTCGGAATTCTGGTTTCACCCGGATCGAAAGTGGCGATTCGATTTCGCGATCGCCCCGTTCAAAATCGCGATCGAGATCGACGGCCGAGGCCGCGGGAAACCGGATGCGCCCGGGCGGCATCAAACGGTAGACGGCGTGCGGCGCGATCTCGAGAAACATCGGGGCGCCGTGCTGCGCGGGTGGCATGTCATGCGTTACCCGGCGACGGACAAAGCGAACGCTCTCGCCTGGGCGCGCGAGGTGCGCGAGCTGCTGCGCATGATCGAGCCGATCCTCGATCAGTGCGCGGTGTGCGACTGCACCGAGAACGACTGCTCGGCATGCGTCGCGCGCAGCGGCGAGCCCTGTTACTGGGCGCGCGCGGGGGTGTGCTCGGTGTGCGCCGACCGGATGCGGCCTAGAGCTCGGGGGTGAAATGCGAGCAGTCGCCAGCGGCGCAGGCCTCGGCGAGATCATCGGCGGCGATCGCGCGCCCGATGTGCGAGCACATCAGAGGACGGCCGGCGGCGCCGGGGGCGCATACCTCGACGCCCGCCGGATCGGCGACGGGATCGCCGTCCGGGTGAAACTTGATCCCGAGGGCGTGCCCCATTTCATGCATTACCATCGCCGGATCGAGCGAGTTGAGATCCATGGATCGGACGCCCGAGAACGCGTGCCCGTGCCGGACCGTGTTGGTTTGCGAGGTGATCCCTCGCTCGGGAACGAGGCGCACCGGCGCGCCGCCCTCGCGGATTTGGATGCGACCGGGGGCGACGCCGGCGGCCTCCCATCGAGCATCGGCGGCGCGCAACGCCTGCTCGATCTCGGGGGTGTCTGGAGTCAGGACAACTACATCAACCGACTCGGGCAGACACCCGGGCAGGCCGAGGGCGGCGAGGAGCAGCGGGGCGATCCATCGAGTCATGCCCCTTGAACGGCAGCAGGGGGCGCTACCTTGAACGCAACGCGCCGCCCAGACGGGCGACGAGCTCGGCATATGCCGGCCAACTGAGGGCCGCCGAGGCGCTCCCAAACACGAGAACGACGGCGAGCAGGGCGCCGGCGAGGGCGACGGGCAGGGCGCCGAGCTCGCGCCGGCGACCGCCCGGGCCGGAGCGGGGGGGCGGCGCCGGTGCGGCGAGGGCTGCGGGCCCGGGCCGGGGGGGCGCCCCGAGCACCGCGGGCAACCATTCCCGGAAACCGGCGAGCTCGAGGCGCAGCCCGGCGAGGTGTCGCGCGAGCTCGGCCTCGGGCGCCTCGCGCGCCGCCTGGGCGCCCTCATGCGCGCGCCCGGGCGCGGCAGCCCGCGCGAGCCTGGGCGCCAGCGGCGGCAGCGGCAGCGAGGACGGCAGCCCTAACGGCGTGCCCGTCCTCGGCGTTCGCGTCGCGAGGAACGGTTCCTCGGGCAGCGCCCGGGGTTCCGGGGGGTTCCGCATTTCCCAATGATGGGACGGGGCGACAGCGCCTGCAAACGAACCGACAAAAGGAAGGCGCCCCGAGGCCGGGGGGGCGGCCTCGAGGCGTCAGGTGTCGAGGTTCATTGCGCCGCGTAGGATGCGGCCGATCGGGCCCGAGCGTCAACCGGATTCGTCCGGATCGTCCTCGCGGGGCGGCAGCTTGCGCCACGGCCAAACGGCGGTGGGTTTGTTCGCGCCGGCGACGAGCGGAAACTCGATCGTCGCGGCGTTCGGATCGAGCAACCGTTCCTCGATCTCTGCCGCGCGCATTTCGGCCTCATCGGGCGGCAGATCCGAAACGAGCTCGGTGCGCAAACGCGAATCGCTCCAGTCGGGCGGATCGGGCAGCGGGGGCGGGCCCGGCGCGCGCGGCACCCTGCCCGAGCGTTGCTTACCCGTCGCCGGTTTGCGCGCGCGTTCCTGCTCGAGGGCGCGCGCGTGCTGCTGCTCGCGCCGGCTGAGGCGTTGATTTTCCGCGAGCATGCGCACACTGAGGCGGGAGGCGAGCAGCTCGCGCGCGAGCCAGATCGCAAACAGGATCAGCACGAGCAGCCCGAGCGACAGCAGCGCGAGCGCCGTCGAATCGAGCAGGTCGGCGGCCTCGGCAGGGTCGGCCGGGATCGGGATCGGGCTTGCCCCGAGGATCAGGTGCAGCATGCAAGAGTGTGCGCCGGATCGCGCGGTGTTGCATGCGACCCGTCAACCCGGATCGAAATTGGAGATCAAGCGACTCGCTCGACGTGCCCGCCGGTGGCGGTGATCGACGTGTTGGCAACGCCGACGCTCATATCCGCGGCGCCGCTGATGGTGTTGGCGATCGTCGTATTGATCGCGAGGGCGAGATTGATGCCGGTTTCAAAACGAGTCGCGCCGGCGGTGAAAGCATTTCCCCACGCATGAATCACGGCCATCGCCGTTCCGCCGACGCCGGTTGTGAGGATCGTGAATTCGCACTGGACCCGTAGGTGATACGTGCCGGCGGCCGTCGGCGAGGTAAACGTCGCCGTCAATCCGACGCCCGCATTGAGCCCGAGGTAACAGTGCAGATCGAGCGCGGTCGCGGTCGCGCCTCGAACAAATTGGAACGTGTAGTCGACGCGCCAGCGAGAGCCGGCGATCAGCGTGTTGGCCGCGATCGTGCGCGTGGCGGTCGTCGCGAGGGAAGTCGTCGCGGCGGTCACGACAGCGGCGGTCAGCTGCGGCGCGAGGCCCACGCGGGGGGGCGAGAACGCAAGATCGGCGCTGCCTATCCGCTGTAACACTTCATCGGCGGCCGCAGCGAGCGCCGTCGGCACCGCCGTCCCATTGGTGCCGTTGGCTACGGCGGTGTTTGCGGCCTGCGTTGCGAGCTTGCTGAGGGCAATCGCCGCGGCCGCGTCGATCTGTGCATTCACGAGAGCGGCCGCCACGATGTTGCCCGCGACGCGCCCGAGAACGGTATTGGCGCCGACCGCGAGATCCGCCGCATCGGCGAGCGCTGCCGTCGCGTTCGCTTTGATCGTGTTGGCGGCCATTTTCGCGAGCTTCGCGTTTGTCACCGCGTTGTTAGCGATGCTGCCTAGGCCAAACTCGACGACGCGATACAGCTCATAAAGCGACCGCCACCAGCCGGCGTAACGAAATGAGTTGAGCACCGCGAGCGGGAAGTCGTTTGCGTTCTGCTCACACAACTCGATCTGATCGGGGCCGTCGTTGTGCCACCCTGCGTGCCGGCTCGCGCGTTCGTTGAGCGCCGGGATCAGTAGCTGATTTGCGGGCGTGCGGATGCCAAAGATTCGGCGCTCGACGGGCACGCCGTCGTCGCGGAGCTCGAGCTCATAGCTGCCATACACGAGCGCCGTCGGCGCGAACGTCCAGATATCCGGATCGCCCGTCGCGACGAGCGAGGCCTCGGCGGTCGTGTCCTCGGGCGGACCCCACAGCAGGTGAAATGTACTGAGGCCCGTTCCGCTCACATCCTCGAGCGTGACTAGTGCGCCGGTTGCAAGGCCGTCCGTCCGCGAGATACCGGCGACGCCCGCGGGCAGGCCGGCTTGATCGATTTTGATTCGAGAACTCATGTCAACTCAGCTCCCTAGTTCCGCGGTACCCATCGGGCCCGATCCAAATCCATCGCCCGCGAGCTCGAGCGCCTCGACGGGATCGACGAGCAACACGATCCATTGCTGCGCCGGGCAGAGCTCGAGGAGCAATGCCTTCAGCTCGTCGAGCCGCGAGGCATCGACGGGCGCGAGCTCGGGGAACACCTCGCCCGCGAAGTATAAAAAATACGGCCAAAATGCAGGATCGTCCGGTACCGCCGGCGGCGCGCGCCGCGTGAGATCGAGATTGACCAGATACCCGGGCTCATTGGCGAGATGATCATCGCAATGCGGCGCGAGCTGCTGCCCGGGCCCGGGGTTGAAACATTGCCACGGCGACGACGCCTCGCACTGGTAAACGCCGAGCAGCGGATCGGTCGTATAGAGCCGCGGATCGAGCGCGACGAACGGCGGCCCACTACTCCACCACTCATGAATGAAAACGGTCGTGAACCCCGCAGCCTGCACGACGCTTTGCAGATAGTCCGGCGATTGCCCGCCCTGCGCCCGCCACTCGGCAGCGAGGCGCAGCCGGCGATCCGCCTCGGTGCCCGTGCCGGGCAGCGCGAATTCCGTTTCCCACGCGACGAGCTCTCGCGTCGAGGGCGGGAATAGATCGAGGTACACCAGATCGACGAACGTTCGGACGTCGCTCGCAAAGGCCGCGAGGCCCTCGACGTAGCGCCGCAGGTTCGTCGCGATCGTCGTGCGCCACGCGAGCGCGCGCGGCAGTAGATGTTGAAACGTGCTGAACATGCGCGCGCGTTTAGCTGCCTAGTTGCATCGACGAATAGAGCTCGCCGCTCACGCTCGAATACAGGCGCCCTTGAGCGAGGCCGAAGGAATTGAGCGCGCGGATCTTGTAGAACGCGCGATCGGACCACGTTACACCGCCGTCGCGGCTCACTACCGCGACGGTGCCCGAGGCAAAGGTAACGAGGACCACGACGACATTGAAAAAATTGTCGACGAGGATCCGCGCCTTGCTACTGATCGCGATGCCGAGATTGAGCGTCGATTTGAGTTGCCAATTCATCGTGGAATCTGTCGAGCAGATCCGCACTTGGCCAAACGAAGCGGTGATCGCGCCGACGTGATAGATCGTGGTTCCGCCGTTGCCGTCGATCCATCCGCTGTCGGAATAGTCGGCGGGGTTCGGTACCGTGTTCGTCGCCGCCCAGGATGTTCCGCCGTTCGTCGATCGCGCCATTGCGACGGCGGGCCCGCTGTCGAGGCCGCAGGCGAGGGTGTCACCGTTCGAGAAATTCGCGAGGCCGCCTTGTGCGCTCACGAGGCCCGTCGAGGCGTTCGTCCAGGTCGAGGCCGCATCGACGTCTTGCGCGACGTTGACGCCGGCCGCGAACGACACCAGAAAACGACTATGCGTCGTGTTGTAAATGATGCGATCGGGCGTTGCCCCGAGGTCCGATCCCGCGCTCCAGGTGCTTCCGAAATTGGTGCTAAAGCAACACCGATTCCCGCCGGTTCCGACGACGACGGTGCGCCCCGCGGTGATCGCGATATCCGTAACGAGCGACGTGATCGAGGCGACCGTGCCGATCGCGCCCTGCCCCGAGTCGTCCGATTCGCTGAACCGGTGTACGTCGCTCGCGCCGGATTTGACAATGATCAGCGAGCCGTTTGATTGGCGGGCGATGCCGAGCGACTGCGCGGTATCGGCAAAGGCGTTTGCGTCGTCGATCAGTCGCAACTGTAGGAGCGCGAGATCGAGCCGCGCGAACGAGGCCGCGGCGCTCGCCTCGGCGATCGCTTGCACCGCGGCGAGGTATTGGCTCGCGCCTACCTCATCGGGCGATCCGCTCGGCAGGATCGCCGCCTGCGCGAGCAGCGATTGTAGAAAGCCCCATAGGTCGTTCACCCAGTCTTTCTCTAAAGGCGTGCCCGAACCGTCCTGAAAAGTGACCGCGTTGCGTGCCTTGCCCTGCGGATAGGCTGCGGCGACGTCCGTTTGCGCGGGGTATCGTGCGCCTGGGATCAGTGCCATTTCGTCGAGGTCCTCTCAGATGGGAGTGATGGTGCCGAGCTTGGCGAGCTCGCCGCGCCCGAGGGTGTATTCGGTGATCACAATGCCGAGCCGGCGCAGGGTCACCGAGGCGACCGTCGCGCCGTTGCTCTCGGCGATCTCATTGATCACACCGCCGACGGCGCCCTGCGTTACGCGATCGAGTCGCGGCAGCGAGGAGAGCCCGACGATAAACGGCTCGCGCGTGCGCAGGAACTCATCGACGCCGAGCTCCATCGAGGCGAGCACCGCCGCAGGATCGACGGCATCGAACCCCGTGATATCCACATCGAACCCGGTGCGAGTGATCGGCAGCACATTCACCGCCGCATTCGCGGGGCGCCGGTTGGCTAGCCCCGTGGGCGACGGCGCCTCGTTCGGATCGAAGTAGATCGAGTCGAGCACCGCGGCGAGCTGCGGCGCGGACGGGATCCCGTCGGGCCCGGCCTCGGCCTCGACATAGACGTCAACCTCGCCGGGGTTGTTCCCGGTGTACGGAAAGACGTTGCGAATTCCCGCAACCTCGGTGCCCCATGATTGATAGTCGGCATACGCGCCGCCCTGCGGGCGCCGTTGGCAACGCCGCAGCACGCGCGCGCGATAGGTGTCCTCGCTCTCGCCCTCGGCGCCGACGACGGCCGAGCCGGTCACCGTTGCATTCGTCGCGACGTTCGGCGGCGAGCTCGCGAATTGCAGCACCTGCCCGGGCTCCAGGTTTCCGATCGTGCCCGAGCCGTCGCCGTTGTTCTGATCGGAGCTCGCGATCGCGTTGACCGTGATCGTCGGCAGCGCGAGGACGACCGGCGCCGTCGTCAAGTAGACAACGCCCGTCGGCGCATACACGAGCTGCGTTCCCCCGGCGAGGGAACCCACCGCGGCGAGCACCGTTACCTCGAGCTCGAGCTCGGCCTGCGTTGCGGGCAGCGGATCGCCTACGCCGACGAGCCTGCCCCATTCGATCAGCGGAACGAGTAGCGTGCCGTTGACCTCGGTTTGTTCAAAGGATGCCGTGCTGACAAACTGCTGGAGCAGGTTGAAACCGGCGTATTTGTACAGGACGATATAGACGGCCGCGATCACCTTGGCGAGGACGCGAGTGAAACTCTTTGGGAGCAACGGGATCGTTTGCGAGATCGCCGTTTCGAGCTGCCCGATCACGTTGCTCGAAACCTGCTGCGTCGTGGGTGTTACGAGAGCCATGAGATCCTCATCCGAAAAAAAGCTCGATGCGTTGCTCGGTGGCGGTGATGATCACGAGCCCGAGGCCCACGCGGTTCAACGCCGGGATCGTCGCCTCGACGGCGACGCTTTGCGCGAGGCCGGTGTCGAGCATCCATTGCAGGTCGCGCGTGGCCGCCTGCTCGATGCGCCGCAGGTTGAACGGGATCGCGGGCAGCGCGTGCAATAGAAATTGTGTCTCGCTGCGATAGGCCCGCTCGGGCTCGACGTCGAGCAGGTTCCCCCACCACTCTTGCGCGGTATCGGTGCCGGCGGGATCGTCCTCGTTCCCGCCGAACAAACTCAGATAGGCCGCGGTCTCGAGGCCCTCGCTCATCAATAGCAGGCCGTTCTCGATCGTGATGTCGCCGCCGTCGTTCGTGTGGCGCAGTACAACGTCGGTCACTTCAGCTCCAGGGAACGATCGTGTTCGGGGGCGCGACGAGCACGCCGGTTCCGGTCCGAAACCAGGCGTCGATTTGTCCGGCAAACGCCGCGGCCGCGGCCGCGTGCGTGGGTCTCTGGACACCGAGCAGCGCCGCGACGCCGAGCGGCGCCGGCGGTGGAACCCCGGTGAATAGCGGCAGCATGCCGCCGGCGATGGTAACCGCGCAGGCCGCGAACGCCGCATCGAACGGCGCGGCCGCCGAGGGCGCCGCGAACGCGCTCGCGAGCGAGCTCGACAGCGCCGCGACCGCGGCCGCAACGGTCGTCGAGGCCGGCACGATTGCGGCCGCGTACCCGTTGACGGCATCGGCCCAGGCCTGGGCGCAGCCGGCGCGGCTCGCCGGGGGCGAGGCGAATAGCGACTCGAGCGAGCTTTGCAGGGAGGCAGCGTTTAGGGGCATAGGATCAAAATCTGCGCGGGATGTTCCGCGTTTCGCGTGAAACTTTCACGTTCCCGGAATGGGCGCGCCGGTCGGGCCGAACGGCGAGAGGTGCATATGCGTGCCGGCGCCGAACGTCCCGAGCGGTGTCGTCGCAACGACGTTGCCCGAGGCATCGATCGCGACACCGCCGAGGGCGTTGCTCACATCGATCGCCCCGTCGGCGCCGAACGTCGCCGAGGCCTGCGGGGTTGCCAGCGAGATCGAGCCGTCGGCGGCGAGCTCGGCGGTGCTGCCCGCGAGCAGGCTATGCACGAGGATCGAGCCGTCGGCTTTGAGCCAGAGCTCGGCGACGATCGAGCCGTCGCCGGCGCGCGAATAGATGCGGTGCTCGCCCGCGCCGGCGACGCCCGCGTTTGTCGGATCCTGGTAGCCGACCGCCTGCGCATTGCCGGCGCCGAGATCGTCGCCGGGCAGCGGGCGCGCATCGACGCCCGGCGGCGCGAAGTGTCCGGCGGTCACCGGATCGCCGTCGCCGCTGTCGCACTTGACCTCGGGCGTGGGGGTGCCCTGATCGCTCGTGCGCAGGAATTCCACGACGCTACTCAGGAATCCCATGGGAGTTTCTTTGGCAGCGTTCCGCCGAACGAACCGGGCAGCACGAGCTCGAGCGTCGCGGTTTCGAGCTCGGCGGTTTGCTTGAATTTGACGGCGCGGATCAAGAGCTCGGTTTCCGAATAGATCATCGCGCCCGGCGCGGTGAGCATGATCGTTGTATTGGGCGCCCAGAGTTTGCCGGACGGGTCGCGCCACGTCGGCAGGCCCTCGACGGTATACGTCGCCGAGCTCGCAACCATTCGGCCAACCATTGCCTTGGTCGCGCGCGGCACATCCGCCGAACCGGTGTCGCCGGTGCTCGCGCAATGGTGCTGCGGCAGGAACGAGCGAAACAGCGAGTTGATTTGCGTATACTTCGATCCGTGCTGCTGCCCCGAGCGTTTGCACGCGCGCCCGGTGACATGCGAGAACCACCGATCGGGGTTGAATTGCGCCGACACTCTGCCGAGCGGCTGCCCCTTCAGGCGAGCCACCGGCGCGCCCGTCGCGCCCTCGCTGCGGAACGCGAGATCGCCGGCCGCGTTATCGGTGACGACGAAACCCCGCTGTAGCGCGAGCTCGGCGAGGAACGAATGCAATTCCTGATCGGGCTCGCACTTGACTCGAGAGAATTTCGCGCCCGGGCTGCCGTCAACTTGAACGGTGAGCCCGAGGGTTCCGCCGGCGAGGTGCTGCGCGACGAGCTTGAGATCGATGTTGCTATACTCGCGAGGCAGCTCGGGGGGCGCGACGACTTTCGTGAGCCAGAAGGAATCGGAATACGCCGTTACCCCTACCGAGGATTGCGTCGCATCGACGCTCGGCGAAACGTCCTGAACCTTGCCGGTGAGAAACAACTCGCCGCCGATCTCGATCGTCACCTGCGGAAACGCGAGCGGCTCGAACGCCGCGCGCATGTCTTTCCGATCGGGATCGAATGGGCCCGAGAGCGAGGCGCAACGATAGCTGTCGAGGCCGACGGACAAATCGATCTCGGACCATTCGCCGAACCGGCGCCCGTCCTGATGTTTGACCGCGACCGCTTCAGGCATAGTAGACAATGCGCCGCCCTCGCGGCAGCTCGATGATCCCGGAACCGGTCAGCTTGTTCGTCGAGATCAGGAAGTCTAAGCGATCGTCGATCGACCCATAGATTTCGGCGGCGAGGTCAACGATCGTGCGCGGGCGATCGAGCACGATCGCTCGCTCGGGAACGAGCGTGAAACTGATTTCCACGAGAAACCCGACGGCGACCGCGACGGTTTCCTGCAACGCTTGATAGCCCTCGCCCTCATCGATCAGCGCCTGATCGTCGTAGCGCTGATCGCTCCAGGTCGTGAGCGCCTCGGTTTGCGCGATGATCTCCTCGGCCGCGGCGAGGGCCTCGGGCTTGGCGGTGAAAGTGTTTTCATTCACCGAGCTCACCGAGCCGGTGATCGCTGCCGATCCCATCAGGCTCGCGAGGTGAAACTCGTTGGCGCGCCGCACGCGCAGCGCCGGCACGATCGAGACGTCGGCGGGCGAGCTCACCGAGGAGCCGACCATTCGATCGAGGAGATCCGCGTAGGACTGGAGCCGCGCCGCGATACCCGCGAGCGCGCGCGAGGGAAGCGTCGCGAGGTTGATCAGCTGCCGCGCGAGGAGCAGCGGCTGCCCGATCAGCACATCGATCCCGAAATTGATATCGCTTTGCAGCTTGCGAAACTCGCGATTGACGGTGTCCGTCGCCGCGGCGACTTTCGAGAGCGACGCTTGCACGTTCCGCAGGGCCTCGCGCACCGATAGCTTTGCCGCTGCGCGGCGCGCCTCGGTGTCGAGCTTCATTGCTTTCGAGAACGCATGCGCGACTTTCTCGCTCGATTTACTCAACGATTGAACGAGCTCGCCCTTGGCGCTGAAGCCGCCCGAGGGATAGATCGCGCCGACGGTCGACCAGAACGTAACCTCGATGATGCTTTGATTGGCCGCGTTCGTGAGATCGTCCCGGCGCGTGATCGTGCCGAACGGAACGACGTTTTTTTTCCCATAGAGCGGGTGTTCGAGCTTGCCCTCGCCCCGCTCGAGCAGCAGCGCCTCGAACG